TAAGGATTTACACGTATCTTTATTTGCACACCAGTCGCAAAATTCACAAGGAGTCGGCTGCGCATGAACCCATGTTGCACGGTCGACTGCTCTCCGGGTGATCTTCTCGGGTTCCTCGATCGTAAACTCGTAGGTTCGGACGAGCCGCTGATCTACGTAAACGATGTGTGCAACCCAGTAGTCGGTGAAATATCTTTCCATGCAGGCCCATGAGTAGGCTGCTGCTTGGGCGAGATAATCCCTGACCTGTCCGGTCTTGATGTCTGCCAGCCACCCACCGTCTACGCAGAGCGCATCTGCCGTGCCGACCTTGCTGAGAGCAGGCACTGACATAGCGAGGTGGGTCTCGCGGCATTCGAGTTTGTGGTCGCCTGCCAAGCCGAGTAAGATGTTAACGCCCCACATGACGGTCTCCTTCTCATCTTCCGGCAGCGGCTCGTGATCTGTCAGGATATGTATCCGGTCGCGGATCCAACGATCAACTCGGATTCCTCGCTCCGCAGCTGGACTTGTCGTCCACTGCGAGACGTAGACCGGACATCCCTCGAGCTTGGGCAGCATGCTTGGTGATAGCTCTTTCATTTCGCCTCCGTTGTCAGATCGTGAAATGCCGCCACGGTCGCCAAGAACTTCGGAACATCCTGGCGCATACGCTCGAGCACTCGGTCTGATGCCTCTGTCCAATCCTGATCCTCGGTGATCTGCTCTTTGGCTCGCAGGAATGCTGTTGCAGCCTCGCCGTGTTTGGCTACCTCGATCGTCCAGTCCTCGATCTTAATGACCTTGGGTTGCTCGGGTTCTGGTGCCGGTGCCGGTGCTGTCTTTGCCGACTTGAAGAGATGCGAGACGCTGGCCCATTCAAGTGGCAGCTCCTCCGCGAGACCGCTGCGCGTCTTGGCATCATAGGCCGCGCTGTGTGTGGTTAGGAGTATCCTCTCCTTGCCGCCGATGCCCTTGCCGCGTCCGGTGTCGGTGGTGCTGACCTTGGTCTTGAAACGCAGGAACCAAAGTTCATCTGCGAACTCCTTAAGTAGTGGTGAGCATTGTTTACTCAGTTTCAACTCGTAGCGGTCATAAGGTGCCAAAGCATCTGGCGCCTCGAATTTAACGATCCTGGAGTGAGCTATCAGCACCACATGTTTGCCGGCATTAATCAACTGATCTATGCTGGTCAGCATGCGGCTAATTCGCTCCGCGACCATGACCCAGCCCTTGCCGTATCCGAAGTCTTCGATGCTGGTCTTTTTGCTGGTGGCTAGAAGGTCTTCGACGCAGAGCCGTTCCGCCCAATCCGCGCTGTCGACGACTACGGTTTGGTAGTCGGTTGCTTTAGCCTCGGCTAATGCGTCCGTGAGTTGCTTCCAGCTGTTGATCTCGCAGCGGTCAACGTCGAGGTGACTGGTGCCCTGCTCGATGTCAAGGAAGAGCGGTTTGGGAAACTGCGCTGCGAAGGTCGATTTTCCGACCGACTCAACGCCGTAGATGACGACGCGCTGTGCGCGTGTTTGTTTTCCTGTCGTTATTTTCATACTCTGTATTTCTATTTGTAGTTTTGGTTCGTTTCGGCAGCGTAAACGGCCACTGCCAGTGCCGCCCAAGTGTGGGATTTGATGCCGAAGGTTTTCCCCGGCTGTTTCTTCGTTCCTTGCGGCCCGAAAATGTCGATAAGTCTCTGGCGGATGTTTGCGTCCTTAGCTCGCATGGAGCCACAGAGATACATTTTGATGTCCTTGCGGTAGCAGAGCCGCACCGGAGTGCGTGCCACCTCGATGAATCTACCGATCCAGACGCAAGTTTCGAAGGTGCTTGCGCCTACCGCCATTCCGTAGCTGGCTATCATCTCGCAGGCCAAGCTTGTATATTCGCGACCGATAAGAATCTGGCGGATCTCCGCATTAGGTAGGTGGCCGTGGTCGATTATTAGACCGTGGTCGAACTGCACGAACGCTGTGTGCGTAGTGCCAGGATCAAGGGCGAGCATTCTAATCCTCCTCCTCGAACTCGCGCCACCGGCGCTGCCTCTCTCGGCGGCGCTCGTCATGCTGGCGCATCCGCCACAGGATATTTTGCTGCCCGCACCAGTAGGATGCGAGGCAACTCCCGAGGGTCAGGATGGCGATGGCAATAGCCATCGTTGCGCTCATGCCTCCTCCTCTGGTGGGAACGGGAAATCCGCCCAATGCAGCACCGGCAGGTTCACCGCTCCACCGGAGCAAAACCGCCAGCCGCTCTCATCGATGAACCCCGTCTCCACCATTCCATCTCCGAAATGGAGCAGCACCGTCTGATCCGCATCCGGAGGGGTGGCTGCTGCAACCCAAGTAATCGTCGCGCTCATCGTGCGATCCTCCAAGTGATCCACGCCAGACCGACGAGCGGTGCGATGGTTCCGAGGTAGGTGAGGAAATAGCCGAGGGAGCGGCAGACGGATGCGGGGTCGTTTAGGTCAATCATATTTTTTGGATTTGGGTGTGGACCGAAGGGATGCCGAAGAATTTAAAGAATTTGGCCTTAGCCTCGGTAATCGAGGCTGCGTAGACGAGGTCTCTGATCGGACCCAATAGAGGGTCGTAGCCCTCACAGAGGTAGAGTTTCATATTAGATTAAAAAGAATTTTGCGCGCACTTGTTGCAAAGCTATTTCGGATTGTTTGGAATTGAGTCCCACATTTGTTCCGCCTGATTGATTTGGGAAGAGTTCTGATTTTGAAATGCCAGTAATAAACCAACCTGTCGAGCCTCGAGTCGCTCTGACTATATTTACTATTCGCGAATATTTGTAGCTTCGAGCTACTGATCCCCCGCTGGTAAAATTGAAGACCGCTCCGACTCGTTTGTTTTTTGGGATGCCGAGAGATTGAAGTTTTGCCTCGGCGTAGTTTGCAGCATCGATAATGCTCGACGCGTTTGCTGTTGCTGATGTGGCCCGTCCGTTGACTACGGCAAGAGCGTTAGTGATAACTGGCTCGCCAGTCGTTGTGTCTGCAATTTTGATTTTCATATTTCTATTTCTGTTTTGGTTTCTATCGTTCGGGTTCCTCCCGTTCGATGTGCAGACCTTCTTATATCTGCGAAAAATGCAAAGATAATTCTTTGAAAAAAAGAAAAATAAATATTGCGAAAAAAGCTTTACATGCCTTCGCAACCAATGCCAGCGCGGCTCTGCTGGCGTTTACGACTTAATAATAGGTCGGTAAAAATTCATCAAAACAACTTTGCCAGAATCAAAAATTCTTGTTTTTTTGCATTCAAATCTACCAGATTCAACCGCAGCTCTCATGCTCGTGCAGAGCGAATTTTCCAATCTCCCGGTCTCCTTTGAAATGTCGCGGACGCTTTTCCATCCTTGTTCGCGCAGTGCATCTGCGTCCTCAACGAGGTTGCTGGCGAACGCCTGCGACCAAGCGTTTTCTATAGTGGCAATAGCCACGGGTTTTGTTTTTTTCTCTCGCATAAATTCACGGTAATTGATGTGTCGGTGTAGTGGCCGTAAGCAAATCCCTGCGACCATGCAAGCGTCGCCCGGCGTTGGCTTGCGTAGTCCATATCAAATCGCGCCAGCATTCCGACGCAGTATCCTGTCGCGCCGTCGAGCGTCCTCGCTCGCTCGCTGCCGACTCGGTGCAGGTGGGCCATAAGCATGTTGCCGTAGGTCTCTGCGTGGTCTCGGATGGCCTGGACGTTATACATATAGCCGTGTAGGAATTTGGTCCCTCCCAGTTCGGCGTAGCTGCGGATGTGATAAGGGTAAACACGTGCCTTGAGCTTCTTGGCCGTCGCCTCGATGGCTTGGATGGTCAGTGTTGCTGCGTGTGCTGCGAGGGCGTTAGGCGATGCAGCGAGCTTGTAGAGTCTGGCCTCATGATTTCCAAATAAAATATGCTGAGGGCGGAGTTCTTGGAGAAAATCAATACCGGCGCTGAGATCGTCGCTCACGCTGGCAGCTCGGTCGGCTGAGTTGGGATCGTTGACCGCACCGGAGCGGAATGCGGCTAAGTCCAAAAAATCGCCAAGGTGAAAGGTCGTATCAGGTTTCCAACGCTCCTTGAACATAAGCACGTTTTTGCGCGCCTCCTCATCTATCAAATCTCCGTGGGAGCATCCAACAGCCATCCATTTTTTCCACTTTTTGGTCGGGGTCATATTAAGGCAGGTCGGGGATTTCGTTGTCTTTTCTTAACTCCCAAATATAAGAGCGCACCTTTTCGAGCGTGTGCTCGCACGCAGAGTGAGTCTCACCTTCTTCGTCGCGCCATTGACGAAACTCGCCGCCCCCATGTTTAAGGAACGAGCGTATTTCGTTAAGAAGGTCGTCAAGTATTAAAATTGTGTCCATGCCTTTGACGGCGCAAATATGTTCGGTGCGCTCTTCCGGCAGGGTAAATTCAAGCGTAGCCTTCATGCTT